CAAGCGTGCCCACGCGGTCGGCCATGCCGGCGGTGACAGCTTCGGGCGCCAGGCGCATGCGGCCCTCGCCGAAAGCCTCGCCGCGCACGGTGGACACCGGCACGCCGCGTCCCTTGGCCACGGCCTTGGCGAAGGCGCCGTAGTAGGCGTCGACCATGCCCTGAAGGTGGGCGCGGTGGTCGTCGGTAAGCGGGCCGTCGGCGTGGCCTTCGCTCTTGTACCGGCCGGCGGTGATGTACTCGGTACGCACGCCCAGGCGCTCCTTCATGGCGCTGGTGTCGCTGTGCGGCACGATGACGCCGATGCTGCCGACCATGCCGCTGGGCGTGACGACCAGCTCGTGCGCCTGGCTGGCGATCCAGTAGCCGCCACTGGCCGCGGTGTTGTTGGCCACGGCCACCAGCTTCTTGCCGCTGTGCTCGCGGATTTCGGCGAGCACATCGCCAAGCTCCTGCACGCCGAAGACGCTGCCGCCAGGGCTGTCGACGTCCATGATGATGGTGCCGACCTCGGGGTCGGCCGCGGCGGCGCGGAACTGCGCGGCAAGCGCTTCGGTGCTGGTGAGCGGGCGGCTCGTGTTGGCCACGGCATAGGCGCGATGGGCCAGCACGCCATAGACTGGCACGACGGCCACGCCGCGGCCGCTGGCGGCCTGGGCGGCACTGCGGCGGGCGGCTGCGGCCTCGGGCGCATCGCCGATGGCTGCGGCCACCTGTTCGGCGCTCAGCCGCGCGCCCTCGACCCAGCGCAGCAGGATCGTCTCGGCGGCGGCGAACACGTCCGGCGCCAACGCCCAGGGGGTCGAGTAGAACGCGGCCAGCAGGTGGATCATGGTCATGGCTCCAGGCGCAGCAGCGCCGAGGTCTGGACGTCGTGCACGTCGGATTCGAGGACTTTTGCGCCGGCCGCCACCCACGCGCGCGCACGGTCGAGCGTGGCCTCGAGGTGCTGGCGCGCGCTGTCAGCGGACACGGCCATCACCTGCTGCACGAAGGCTGCATGGCCGTCGAAGAGTTGTGCCAGGTCATCGCCCTGCCGGGCCGCGCGCGCGATGAGCGCCACCTCCTTGCGGGCGACGCGCTCGGCGGCAGCAGCAAGGATCAGCGCCTGCCGCTCGCCGCTGCCACGCTGCGCCGGTTCTCCGCGCTCTTGGGCGGCGCGGCGACTGCCGGCGGGCTGCATGTTCAGCGGCTCGAGCGGCACGTCCAGGCCGTCGATGGGGTTCAGGTTCTCCATCACGCGCGCTTCGTTGCGCAGCAGCCAGCCGTCCTGGATGCCTTTGCCGTAGGCCTCGTACCGGGTCTTGGTGTCGCCGCGCAGCAGCATGGCGACCTTGTATTCCGCGAAGTGCTCGTCGCCGAAGTCCAAATCGCGCAGCAGGGCCTGTTCCCACGCGACGCAGCTCGGCAGGATGGCGTCGGTAACGAAATCGAGCTGCTGGTGTTCGATGTTCCCCCAGGTGGCGCGATCGAGGATGCCGAGCTTGTGCGGCGGCACGCGGAACAGGCCCGCGATGTCGATCTCGTGCATCTTGCGCTGCTCAATGAACTGCGCATCGGCGTTGCTGACGGCCAGCGCGTGCAGCTCCATGCCCTGGTCCATGACGGGCACGCGGCCGGCGTTGAATCCGCCGTACTGGCGCGAGAAATCGTCCACCCAGTCGCGCTTAGCCTCTGGCGTCGAGAACTTGCCGGCCATCTTGACCCACACGGGAGGCCGGGCCGAATTGGCGAAGTACCGCGTGCCGTAGTCGCGCGCGGCGATGGCTGCGGAGAAGGTCTCGCGCTCCAGCTCGATCGGGTTCATTCCGACGTAGCCATCGGCGCTGAGGCCGGCGACGTGCAGCACCTCACCGAAGACGAGCGTGCGCGCGCTGCCGTCCTTGTCGGTGACGCGGTAGCGCGGCACGCCAGACGGAAGCACTTCAACGACTACGCGATCGGGATGCAGCGGCACGAGCATGTCGACGCGACCGGCACCGCTGTAGACGATCTGGCTGTAGGCGTTGCCGCGCAGGTCCAGGTGCGACTGCATCATGCTGCGCCACTGCATGGCGGTCTGCCAGGGGTTTGGCTGATCGTGCAGCAGGCCAGCAAGCGGGTGGCTGTCGTCGGCCTCCTTGCCGCCGCCAGGCAAGCGCCGGTACACCTGCAGGGGCAGCATGCCGATGGTCTCGGCCCGCACGCGCACGCACTTGTAGACCGTGCTCAGCCGCATCGCGGAATCAGCGCCGACGCGACCGGGGCGGCCGGGCGCCGCTTCGTACCAGAAATCGTGTTCCGGCCCGTATCGGCCGGTGGCGCCAATGTCGTGTGCGATGAACATCAGCCAGCCCGCCCGGCGATGCGGGCGCCGGCAATGGTGAGGACGAGGACCAGCGCGCCGCCGGTGATGAGGCCGGCCGGCAAATACACCATCCCGGCGCCGACGCTGATGAGCGCGACGCCGCAGGCGACGGCGACGTTGTAGACGCTGGCCTTCATGTGTCAGGCAAAGATGGGCTGCCCGTCGTAGACAGGCACCGCCGGTTGCGGATTGGCGCTGAGCAGCGCCACCGCGTTGAACATGGCCATCAGCGGGTCGATCTTGGCCGCGCCGGCCGCCTGCTTGGTGATGGCGATCGCGTTGCCCTTGGGCTCGACCTTGGCGTTGCCGGCGGCCCAGGCCATCAGCCGCGCGCCACCGTGGAACAGGGTTCCCTCGGCCAGCTTTCGCTCGGCGGTCTTGATGCTGCCGGCCATCTTCCAGCCCTGGCTGATTGCGACGATGCGGTCGGCCTCGATGCCGCGCTCGACAAGCGCATCGACGATGGCCCCGATGCCCACGGCGTCGACGCCGATCTTGTCCAGCCGGCCGGACTGCTCAACGCGCAGAACAAAGTCGGCGACCTCCTGCACGTCGTCGCCGATGCGCTCGACGATGGTCAGGTCGCCGTCGGCGGAAAAGTCGCGCAGGCGCGGCGCTTCGGCCTTGCGGCGCTCCATGACGCTGGGGTGCGCCCAGGCATGGCCCCAGTGCAGCCAGTGGCCGGTGGCGCTCTCGCGGCCCATGACGGCCATGCCCAGCAGGTCGTCCAGGCCGCCGCCGTCGATGCCGACGACGACGACCTCGCAGCGGCGCAGCAACTCGTCAAGCGTCAGGCCTGCGGTGCCCTGCTGTTCCCAGTAGTCGGCGCCGGCCCAGCGGTCGGACATCAGCGCCAGGCCGATTTCGACGTTCAGGTGCTGCGAGGCCCACAGCCGGAGCTGGCCTTCGCCCTTCTGTTCCTCGTCCTGGAACGCGGCCACCAGGCGCTCAATGGAGATGGACCGGCCCAGGTTCGGCGACACCATCGGCCAGTTCGCCGGGTCGCGCCAGGGCTTGGCCGGGTCCTGCTGCATCTCCGGCGGGAACTCGTACAGCACCGGCAGCAGCGCGCTCTGCCGGGTGCCGTCGCGCACGGCGCGCGCTTTCATCAGGTCGTCCTTGAACACCCCGGCCGGCGGTTCGTCGCTCTGCGTGGTGATGATCGCCAGGAATGCCTCGGGGAACGGCTGCATGCCGCCGCGCAGCTGCAGCATGGCCTTGTCGGCGCGGGCCATCTTGCCCAGCACGTGGAGTTCGTCGATCAGCGCGCCGACCACCTTCTTGCCGGTTACCACGGCCGGGTCGAAGGTCAGGATCTCAAGCCGCGCCCCGGTCTGCCGATGCACGATGGTCTTCAGGTGATCGCGCACGTGCAGCTTCGCCTCCAGCACCGGGTCCAGCGCGATCGCGCCGCTGATGGCGCCGAAGGCTTCGTCGGCCGTCTTCTGGAACGGTGCGGTAAGCAGGAACGGAGCGCGCGGGCGCTGGTTCAGCAGCAGCGCGGTCAGCATCAGCAGCGCGCCGTTCGTCGTCTTCGAGTGCTTCTTGGGCACCAGCAGGAACAGCTCGCGGATCATGCGGGCCTTCGTCACCGGGTCGATGCTGCCGAACAAGGCGCGCACGATGTCGCGGAACCAGTCGCCGCCGGCCTCGCAGAACGTCGGCGTGCCGGTCACGTCGGCCAGGCGCAGGCGGTCCAGGATGGCGACGGCGCGGTCGCCTTCGGGGCGGTTCAGCGGCAGGTCAGGGACGAGGCTCTGCCCCGACTTGAGCCTTGCTCGCCAGTCGGTGCAGGACAGATCCCAGGTCATTGCAAGGGCGTGGACGTCGTTGTGCCTGGCAGCAGGTCTTCCCAGGCCGTGCCTTTCTCAGCGACACGCGCGGCGCGGTTGGCCTGCTCCTTTTTGCCGGGCACTTCCTCGCGCAGCTGGCGCTGATCAACGCCGCTCTCAACCCAGCCGGCGCGCACCTTCAGCCAGAAGATCGCGGCCACGACGCTGGGCTTGGCCGGATCGGTGGCCTGCTTGAACAGCGACTGCGCGACCTTGGCGTTGGCCTCGATGGCGCCGGTGTCCAACTCGTGCCGGAAGTGGCGGCGCAAAGTCGGCGCGCTGATCTGCAGCACAATGGCGATGTCGGTGTTCGGCACGCCCATGGCGGCCAGCGCCTTGCACTGCGCGCGCTCCTTGTCGGTCGGCACGTACTGCGGGCGGCCGTTCTTCTTGGCGGTCACGCGGGCTCCATCTGCGGCGCAGCAGCCGCCGCCACCTCGGTCACCGCCAGTCGCTCTGCCGCGACCTCGTCGAAGGACTGACCGGTGGCGATCAAGGTCACCGGCACGCCGGGGTGGTTCTGCTGGAAGCGTTTGATGGCGACATCCACGTACTGCGGCGCGATCTCCACGCTGCGGCAGATGCGGCCAGTGCGCTCGGCCGCCAGCATCGTCGTGCCGCTACCGCCGAAGGGTTCGAACACGATCTCACCGGTGTCAGTGTAGGTCTCGATGACATGCTGCGGAAGTTTTACTGGGAACACTGCCGGATGGTCAATGTTCTGACCAATCTTGCCGCAGTGCCGATTG